AGGCTGATAGGCTGATGGAAATCGCAGATAGCCACCTACCATCCGACAAATACGCACAGGCAACAACCCTCCGAAGTAAGCTTGGGCGAAAGGCAATGTCACTGGAAGAGTTTAAAGCAGAGCTATCGAAGCTCGGCGTCGATTGAAATTATCAATCCCCCTCCTTCCACCCATTGACATCTCCCCCCGACATCGCCACAATGTCCCCCATGGCGCGGCATTCGCCGCACCATCACCCAGCCCAGGAGGCTAACATGTCAGACAACAAGGTTTGCAAAACCACCATCACCAGCGACGGCGTCACCCTCGAGTTCGTTAACGGCACCACGCTTACCTGCAGCACCGCCGACCTGCCTGCGGAGACCATCGCCCAGGCCGCCCTCTTCGGCATCCGGAGGAAGGTGACGAACTCCTTCGCCGACGCGAAGGGGAATGTTGAAGATGCGGTTCGCTGGGCAAAGGAGACCTGGGAACAGCTCCTCGCCGGCCAGTGGACCGCCCCGAGAGAGACCTCCCCCAGCACCAAGGCCGCCAGCGACCTGGTCGAGGCCATCATGGCTATCACCGGCAAGGACCGCGCAGTCGTCGAGGCGAAGCTCGACGAACTGACCAAGGAAGGCCGGGCCGCCCTGCGGAAGAACCCCAGCGTCAACGCCAAGCTGCTGGAGATCCGCGCCGAGCGCGCCAAGGCCAAGCTGCCCGAGGAAGAGATCAACGTCAACGAGCTGTTCTGAGGCTAACAGAACCAGCCCCACGCCCCGGGGGCGCCAGCCCCCCGGGGATTCCCCCGGTGGTATGTTCCCCATTTCCACCTTCAAAAAGTCCTTGCATCCTCCCCCACACCATGCCACAATGCCCCCCATGCGCGACCACCCGGCCGCGCCCAGGAGGCCCCCCACCATGCCAGACCTTTGGGAAGAAATCTGCACCGCCGCCAGCGCCTACACTGCCCAGCAGAAGCGGGCGAAGCCCGCCGGCCGGGCGAGAGGGGCAACGCCCACCAGCCCCGAAGACCAACGCGCCATCGAGCGCGCCCTGTTGGATGCCCTCTGCGGAGGTATGGTCCACTGGGTCAACAGCGCCCAGATCTTCATCATCCACCATTGGCAATGCGCCTGCGGCGCGGAGGGCGCCTTTCCAAATCTAGACCCGCGTGGCCGCCTGGTCAGGCGCCACAATACCACAGGCACGTCCTGGATCTGCCACGACCCCAGCGACGATGCCCAAGGAGACACCATCGCCCTCCTTCCGCGGGAGTTCGAGCACCACTACCACAGGGTCGGATGGTGTCCCGCCTGCGTTAGGGAGACCGGTCCCCAGGCCTCCCTCCAGTTAACCCCCAAGATTCGCGCGCACGTCAGCCCTGGGCAGGCAGTACGCCCCCGCTGCTACGTCTGACAGAGGGTAGAAGAGGAGAAAGAGACAATGAAATATGACGCACTCATCGAATCTCGCATCGAGACAGAATCAGCCCTCGCCGGGCTGCGGTTCGACAACTAGGAGCCCCAGAGTATGACACTCTCAATCCATTCTATCAGACAGTCCCGTATTGAAATAGACAACCTACGAGGCAAGATAAGCTTCGTGGTAGATATGTCAGAAGAACAGTTGCAAGAGTTTATCCTGTTAATCGGCAATCCCTGGGTTGACCGCATCGTGAAGAGAAGCTGGGCCCAGAAGCTGCTCAACATCAGCCACGCGGAGGCCGTAGAACTCGTGGACGCCGCGACCAACTACCACAGAAACGCCTACGATGCCTGACAACAACAGAACCACCCCCACTGCCTCCATCCCCGCGCTCCCCCTCTCCGAGGCCCGCGAGGCCTTCGAGGCCCGGCTGGACCACCCCCCATCCTCCAGCCCACAACCCAGGAGAACCATCATGCCCCAGCTCAGCCTCCCTTGCCCCGACTCGCTCGAGCTCCTCGTAGACTTCGACTACCAGCCCGCCGAGCCGCCCGAGCGCGGCCCCGAGGCCCAATACCCCGGCTGCGCGGAGTCCCTCGAGATCGAGCACGTCACGCTTAATGGAATGGAGATCGCCGGCCTCCTCACCGAGGCCCAGCTTTCCGAGATCGAGGTCTTTATTTGGGACTACCTCGACAGCGGGCGCCGCGCCAACGCCATGCAGGACGACACCGGCTTCACCTTCAAGTAGCGGAACCAGCCCCCACCCTCCATCCTCCACCCTCCACAGGAGCACCCCCATGTCACAGTTCACCGAAGCCATCCGCACGCAGCGCGCTCAGCTCATCGCGCGTTTTGACGCCCTCCTCCGTCTCCGCAACATCGACCCTGAGACCCTCGACCGCGACACCCACTACGCCATCTTCAAGCTCGCCGGCCTCGTCGCCCAGGAGTTCCCCAACGCCGAGGTCAAATACCACTGGACAAGGGAGCTCATCACCTACCACCTCCCCACCCCCTGGGAGACCCAGCAGGACCCACACTGGCTCGTCGAGTGCCCAAGGCTCGAGGCCCCCTACGACGAGGTCCTTCCAGCCCCCGACGCCATCTTGCTCGTCTCATCCTCCGCCACAATGCTCTCCGTCCGTCGCCAGTTCCGCGTCGATGACATCATCGCCGCTGTTAACATCGAAGCCGAGGTGCCACCGGAGGACATAGTCCTCCTCCGAGCCATCGGTAAGATTGAGGATGTTCTCGAGCCCGGCTACGTCCGGACAACCTCCACCTGCTAACCCCCCGGAGACCGCGCATGCCTCGCCTCGGTAGACCCCCCAAGCCAGAGCCCACCTACCAGTGGTGCTTCCGCATCCCCGCTTCGCTGTCAGCAAAGTGGGACCTCGTCCTCGTGGACCCGGTAACCGGCCGCATCAACCCGAACGTGAAGCAGGAGATCTTCATCCCCATCCTTTACCGCGTCTGGGAGGCCGCCATGAGCGGCCAGTCCACCATCGACATCAGCGACATCGTCGCACATATCAACGAGAGAATGGCCCCGCTATGACCAGCGAAACCACAACCCGCATCATCTCCCTCTGGCGCCTCGCCCTCCGCCTGCGGAGGGTTACAGAGTCCAGCGACTGGCGCCCCCCCACCGGCGCCGAGGCCCGGTCGATCAACCACGAACTCGATTCCATCTCCGACGAGATCGAACGTGTGATTTGGAGGCTCGATGACCTGCGCGCTAAGTCCTGAGATCCTGACCACCGAGACCCCACTATCCCCGGACGAGCGCCTGGAACTTTATCGCCGCAAGCGCAGCGCGATGAAGCTTCAGGACTGGTGGTCATTAACCCACGACGGCGAGGCCCTTATCGTCGATGACGTCCTCCTCGATCTGCGCCAACCGCCGCCCCCCTGCCGAAGGCAGGCTTCTTGACATTCTGGGGCGAACCGTTCCACAATATTCCCCACACCACCCACCGGAGCCATCCATGACCCCCGAAACACTCGCAAGAATCAACGACCTCCGCCAGCGCGTCGTCGAGGCAGACGCCGCCAAGCGCGCCGGAGACTTCGACCGGGCCCGCGCGCTTGAGCCCACTACAGAGGAGATCATCGCCGCCCTTGAACAGACCCGCGCCGATCGTACCTCCGGCATGCAGGCCCGCGTTGCGAAGGCCGAGGCGAAGATGGAGAAATCTCGCCTCTCCACCATCGACCTCAATGAGCTGTTCAACTGAGACCCGCCGCTATGCCGAACAGTCCTGACATTGGAAAGTATCCTGTCCTCCTCCTCGACGCCTTCCACAAGGCGGGGGAGGAAGATCCCGTTGTCATCGAGTGCTCCTCTCCCAGCGCCGCGAAGAACCTCCGCGGCCTATGCTACACGCTCCGCCGCCTGCTATCCTCCAGCCCCGAGCCCTGGCACACGGAGCTGGCGACGTACGTCGCCAAGCGCAAGTTCTACATCGACGGCAGCAACCTAGTCATATCCTCCCCCATGTACCAAGCCCAACTCGGAATCAGGAGCCTTCAATGACCCACGCCAGCATCGTCCAGCGCGCCTTCGAAGTCGCCGAGGTCCTTGAAGATCCCGATGGCTACAGAATCCTCTCTTCCGCAGCAAGACTTCTCGACCTGCAGGTCCTGGCACCATTCGACGGTGAGGGGGACGACGACGCCCCCCTCACGCACCTCATCGGCCTGTGCAAGGATGGCAGCATCTTCTTCATCTCCATCAAGCCGCAGGAGAACTCCGAGGCCGAAACTTGGGAAATCTTCTCCTTCCCCGACGCTCTCGAGTTCGAGAAATTCCTCCACCACCCCCTTGGAGAAAAGCACGTCCCCCCGGCCACCCTCAAGGCATTGTTGTCCTCCTACTCCAAGCTTCATCTCATCCAGTCTCTGGAGCCCGGCCATGCTTGAAGCCGCCCTCTTCCCCGAAGTCATCGACAGCACCATGCTGTCCGACTACCTCGCGTGCCCCCGCAAGTTCCAGTGGGGCTACATGCGGAAGCTCCAGTCGAACAAGCCCAGCATCCATCTCCACTTCGGCGGGGCATTCGCCGCTGCTCTCGACGCCACTCGTCAGGCCTTTTGGGGCGCCAGCCTCTCAGAACCCGAGGCCCTCGCCAAGGGCTTCATCTCCCTCTGCCTCCACTGGGGCGACGAGGAGCTGGACAGCTTCCCACCCAAGACCTTCTTCACCTGCGTGGAGCTTCTTGTCTACTACGCCGAGATCCACCCATTCGCCATTGACCCGATCCAGCCCTTCCGCAGGCTCGACGGCACGCCCGCGACGGAGTTCACATTCGCCATCCCCCTGGAGACGAAGCACCCCGACACTGACCAGCCCATCATCTACGCGGGCCGGTTTGACCTCCTTGGCCAGTACAACAACAACCTCTTCGTCGTGGACGAGAAAACCACCTCCCAGCTCGGCCCGAGCTTCATGTCCCAATGGAACCTCCGAGGCCAGTTCATCGGTTACTGCTGGGCGGCGCAGCAGTACGGCTACCCAGTCGTCGGGGCCGTCGTTCGGGGGCTTTGCATCCGCTCCACTGGCTTCGACCACGCCGAGCCCATCATCTACGCCCCAGCGTGGCTCATTGAGGAGTGGCGTAGGCACGTGGAGCACACCATCTCCCGCATGATCATGGACTGGAAGGCATCCTACTGGGACAAGAACTTCGACAACGCCTGTACGCACTACGGAGGCTGCCAGTTCCGGCAGCTCTGCGAGACGAACAACCCCGAGCCCTGGATCGAGACGCACTACCAACGCAGGACCTGGAACCCCCTTCACAAGGGAGACTGACATGCCTCAGTTCCAGTGGTTCCTCTACAACCAGCCAATGGGCACGACCGAGCGACCACAGGGCGTCGCAGCATTCCAGGTCCTCTGCCCATCCTGCGGCAGCATCTGGGCTCGATGCGAGCCCGCGACTGGCGCGAAGGCCCATTGGGTTGCCTCCCACCGCCGATGCCCAGCCTGCAGCCCCGGCAGCCTCGCGGGCGCCGACTGGATGACGCACCCATACAATCCCTTCCGCCTACCTTTCGCCCTTCTAGTCCGCGAGCTCGACCTTGCATCCTCCCACCCCGACACGTACAATCCATAGCCCAACCTGGAGAACCCCACATGCCATCGCACGGAACGAACACGCTCCTCCTCGGTGCAACAGGAACAGGAAAAACCTACTGCCTCCGAACCCTTGTTGACGCGGGCCTGGAGGTTTTCATCATCAGCACGGAGCCCGGCATATCCTCCACCCTCGGCGACACCGATCCCTCGAAGGTCCACTGGCACTACATCGCCCCGGCGACAGCCTCCTGGGCCGATATGATCCAGTCCGCTGAGCGCATCAACCAGCTCTCCTTCGAGGCGCTGACCAAGCTCCCCGACATCAATAAGCGGAAGTATCACGAGTTCATGGACGTTCTCACCACCTGTAATGACTTCGTCGATGATCGCACAGGCACCCACTTCGGCGACGTCAGCACGTGGGGGGCAGACCGGGCTCTCGTGCTGGACAGCCTCAGCGGCCTGAACGTCATGGCGATGAACCTCGTGGTCGGCAGCAAACCGGTGAAGAGCATGGCCGATTGGGGTGTCGCTATGGACAACCTCGAGCGATTCATCACCAAGCTCACTACCGACACGCAGTGCTTCTTCATCCTCACAGCCCACGTCGAGCGGGAGACTGACGAGATGACGGGCGGCACACAGCTCATGGCCAGCACACTTGGCCGCAAGCTCGCCCCCCGGCTGCCTCGGTTCTTCGACGATGTGATTCATTGCAAACGTGAGGGAGACAAGTTCACCTGGGCAACAGACACTATCAACATCGACCTCAAGGCCCGCAATCTCCCACTCCGCGGCGGCCTCGCGCCGTCGTTTACTCAGATCATCTCCGAATGGAGGAAAAAGTCCCAGTGAACGCTAAGAAAGAGCCCAACCCGTTCCCGATGAAGAAGCCCAACCGGCCCGGCAAGGGTAAGAAGGGCTGTTGACCGAGCACGCGCTCCGGGCGGAGGCCCCGAGGTATCTGGCGCGATGGGGGAGGTCCTTCTCCCTTCCCCCTCCATCGTGGGAACCTAACGCCCCCACTTCAACCAGCAACCAACCGAGGTATCATTCCATGTTCAACACCGAAACCTTCCTCCAGACCACCTTCACCGAGGAGAACTCCACCCGCCGCGAGCCAGTCCCCGTTGGCGAATACCAGGCAACCTGCGAAGCCATCAAGCCAGAGGTCACCCAGAATGGCAACCCCCTCCTCCGCGTCACATGGAAGCTGATCTCCTTCGACAACGAGGAGGTCAACAACCGACTCATTGATCAGACGATCTGGCTTGACACGACGCCCACCGGCGCGCTTGATATGTCCAAGGGCAAGAACATCGGCCTTGGCCGACTGCGCGAGGCGGCCGGGCAGAACATCCCCGGCGAGCCCTGGTCGCCCAGCATGGTCATCGGCTCCGTCGCCACCGTCACTGTCAGCCACCGCGCTGACAAGGACAACGCAGAGATCATCTACGATCAGATCAAGTCCGTGACCAAGCCTCAGTAGCTTACACCCCACCCCGGGCCTGCGTTGTTGCCCCGTGACGCAGGCACCCCTCCCACCGGCCAACGGGGCGCTTTCATTGGGAGACTTTCATGGAACTCATCCCCCTCAAGCACATCTCCATCTCCGACAGGCAGCGTAAGTTCTTCCCCCTCGATAAGATTATTGAACTCGCCGAGGACATCCGCCACAACGGGCTCCTCCATGCCCCCGTCCTCCAGTCCGACTCCCTCGACCTCCTCGCTGGCGAACGCCGCTGCCGCGCGATCGAGATGATCTACGACACCGGAGGCCAGTTCATGTATGGTGGGGAACTGATTCCCCCCGGCCTCATCCCAGTCACCCGCGCGCACTCTCGCGACGCCATTGGCTGGATGGAGGCCGAGCTGTCAGAGAACATTGCCCGGCAGGACCTCACCTGGCAGGAACGCGCGCAAGCGCTCCTCCGCCTCGACGACCTGCGCAAGATACAAAACGCCTCGCACACCGAGGCGGACACCCTCGCAGAGGTTCGCGCAGCCTACGGACACAACCCGCCGGGCCTGCCTGTCCTCCGCGAAGAGATCCTCTTGGCCAAGCACCTGGAGGATGAGGACGTCGCGAAGCAGAAGACCAGGTCGGACGCGATGCGCGTCCTGCGCCGCAAGGCTCAGCTCCAGCGCGCGGAACTCCTCGGCCAGCAATTTGATCTCTCCGCCAAGACCCAAAGCCCACACACCCCAGTCCACGCCGACTGCCGTGAGTGGTTGGGGGGCTGCCCTTCATCCTCCTTTGACCTCATCCTCACCGACCCTCCATATGGCATCGACGCGCAGGACCACAACGAGCAGAACATTCTCGGCCACCAGTACGACGACAGCTACGCCAGCTGGAGGGACTTAATGCTCTGGTTCGCCGACGAGTCCTACCGCCTCGCTGCGCCGGAGGCCCATCTCTACCTCATGTGCGACATCGAGCGGTGGTATGAACTCCGTGGGCTATTCACCGTCGCAGGCTGGAATGTTTGGCGCCGGCCTATGATCTGGAACAAAGGGAACGGGATGCTCCCTCGCCCCGACTTCGGCCCCCGTAACACCTACGAAGCAATCCTCTTCGCCCGCAAGGGCGAGAAGACACTCAAGACAGTCGGCTCCGCAGATATCGTCTCCTGCCCACAGCCTGCCCTCAACCGAACGCATGGGGCAGAAAAACCAGTGGGCCTCTTCCTCGAGCTGATGAAGCGGAGCTGCCTGCCGGGGGAAACCGTCCTTGACCCTTTCATGGGCGCTGGCACGATCTTCCCTGCGGCCAACCTCGCCCGCCTGCGCGCCACGGGCATTGAGATGCACCCCGCCTTCTTCGGCGTCGCCGTCACCCGGCTGGAGGGAACCCAATGACCTGCAAGCCGACCGGCCCCCAACCAGCCTCCATCCTCATCGTCGGCGAGGCCCCGGGGGTGGACGAAGTCCGCACTGGCGAGCCCTTCGTTGGCCTGTCCGGTAAGGAGCTGACCCGCATGCTCCACGACGCGGGGATCATTCGCTCTGCCTGCCGCATCACCAACGTGACGATGGAGAGGCCCGACGGAAACGACATCTCGAACTTCTTCGCCACAAGGACACAAGCCACTACCGACCACAAGCACATCGCGGGTCGCTGGTGTCACCCCGCCATTACCTCCGGGCTTGAAGCGCTTCGACAGGAAGTGGCCCGAACAAACCCCAGCGTCATCCTGGCGCTTGGAGACACAGCACTTTGGGCTCTCACTTCCGAGACTGGTATTACCAAGTGGCGCGGCAGTCACATGGACCTTCGACCAGCCTTCGGGGGGCCCGTTCCAACTGAGACCGTCGTTATTCCCACGTACCACCCAGCGGCGATCCTCCGCCAGTGGAGCTGGAGGTACATCGCCGTCCAGGACATACGTCGGGCGGCAGAGATCGCCACCGGCAACGCACCTCAGCGGCCAGTGGAGAACTACACCATCCCTCGAACCCTCTCCGACGCGCTCGACGCCATCGAAGAACTTCGCGGATCTGATGTTCCACTGTCCTGCGATATCGAGACCCGCGCGGGATTCATCGACTGCATCGGCTTCGCCAGCAGCCAGTCCAGGGCGATCTGCTTCCCCTTCTTCAGCCTCTCTCAGCCAGGTGGGCTGTGGTCGTTGGAGGACGAGGCAGAGATCATCCTTCGCCTACGCGACCTACTATCCTTCTCCGAGATCATCGGGCAAAACTTCCTCTACGACGCCCAGTACATTGCCCGCCACTGGGGGCTGGCTGTCGTTCCGATGTTCGACACTATGATCGCCCAGGGGGTCGCGTGGCCCGGCCTACCCAAGGCATTGGACTTCCTCTCCTCCATGTACCTTCCGTGGCACAGGTACTGGAAGGACGAAAGCCAAGAGGCCGACGACAAGCTTGACGACTCCATCCGCTGGAGGTACAACTGCAAAGATTGCTGCACGACCTGGGCACTCCATCGCCCGCTGGAAGATGTCATCGACAAGCTGAAACTCCACGCGCCGCTGAAGCTCGAGATGGATCTGTTCCGGCCCCTTCTGATGATGATGCTCCGTGGAGTCCGCATCAACACCAACCTCCGAGGCCAGCTCATGTCAGAGCTGATGGAAGTCCAGCAGCACTATGAGCAATACTTCGAGCAGTACGCAAAGCTCCTCCCAGGAACCAAGGCGGGTGCGAAGCCTTGGTATCGCAGCCCCAAGCAGCAACAACAGCTCTTCTACGACATCCTATCCCAAGCCCCCCTCCGCAATCGCAAGACAGGCAACGTCACCTCCGACGACGAGGCGTTGGAGAAGCTGGGCAAGCGAGAGCCCCTGCTACTGCCACTCACGCAGGCCATGCAGCGATATCGTTCCACGGGGGTGTTCCTCTCGACCTTCATCCAGGCACCCCTCGACTGGGACAGGCGAATGCGCTCGTCGTACAATCCAGTAGGAACCGAAACTTTGCGTTTTTCTAGTAGACAGGATGTGTTTGGCTATGGTACAAATTGTCAGAATATTCCAAAAGGAGACTGACAATGAAGAAGATACCATTGACTCAAGGTGAGGTTGCGCTCGTTGATGATAAGGACTATGAGCCTCTCATGAAGTTCCAGTGGTCTGTCTATGGGGGTACAAGAGAGTATGAAAAAACGAAGTACGCTCTTCGCAGAGGGGTACGGCCAGACGGGGGGCAGACAACCGTAAAGATGCACAGACAGATACTCGGCCTCACGAACCAGGACGAACACGTTGACCATATAAATGGGAACGGTCTAGATAACAGAAGGTCCAATCTCAGAATAGTAACCAGAAGCGCAAACCTCCACAATACTCCAGCCTATCGAAACAACAGGCTTGGAATCAAGGGGGTCTTCTATAAGAGAGATAGAAGAGTATTCGTAGCTAAAGTTATGGAGCATAGAGTCCCCAAGACACTCTACAGTGGCCCAGATCTATTCGAGGCTGTCTGTGCAAGAAAGTCCTGGGAAGCACACTACCACAAGGGAGACTAGCCATGCCCCTATTCAAGCCATCCCTCGTCCGCAAGGTGCACATCTGGCCCGACGGCACGTACTGTGACGACAACGAGCTCGAGGGCTTTCTCCAATGGAAAAGCGACGACTATCGAACAGTGGAAATCACTGACGTCTTCGACCTGGAAAGGCAGCTATTCGAGGATGACACCGATGCAGCCCCCTGATCCCAGCAGGCTTCCCAACATCCGGCGCCTGTTCACCCCCGACCCAGGTTACATCATCGGTGACGCTGACCTCGACCGCGCCGACCTGCAGGTTGTAGTCTGGGAGGCGGACGACGCAGAGATGAAACAAATGCTCCGCGAGGGCGTGGATATGCACGCGGAGAACGCAAAGACCCTCCACTGCACGCGCCCGCAGGCGAAGGCCTGGGTTCATGGGACGAACTATGGCGGCTCGGCCCGCACGATGGCGATGGCAGCTGGCGTCACCACCGCCCAGTCCGAGGCCATGCAGCGCCGGTGGTTCTCCGCCCACCCAGGCATTAAGGAGTGGCACCGGAGGGTGGAGGGCCAACTCCAACAGACCCGGAGCGTCCACAATGCCTTCGGCTTCCGTCGCACCTACTTCGACCGGGTCGAGGGAATCCTCCCCGAAGCGCTCGCCTGGATACCGCAGTCCACAGTCGCCAACGTCATCAACAAGGGGCTGCTCAACATCTACACCAACCTCCCCCAGGTTCAACTCCTCCTCCAAGTCCACGATAGCCTTGTGTTCCAATGGCCCCTGTCCTCCGACCCCGCCATCCGCCCAGCCATCCGCGATAACCTCTTGATCTCTATCCCCTACCCTGACCCTCTCACCATCCCAGTCGGGCTGAAGGTCAGCGCCGGCTCATGGGGCGATTGCAGGTCAACATCATGGGAGTTGGAGCATGCAATACAGTAAGCGCTGGACGGGCATCACCTACCTGTTCAAAACACGCAGGCTGAGTCGGCAGCAGGAGGGCCTGGAGACGCTGACCCTCCCGGACCCCGTGAAGACAGGGCGGCGTAGGAGGATAGAAGAGCACATGGAGCAGAGAGCCCTGGGAAGGGAGCTGGCTGACGTTTGGGAGTGATGGGGATATTGGGGGCAGAAATGCCCCCAATTCCACCGGCGAAAACGAAAGGGAGCCCACCGTGCCGCGCCGCCTACAGAATTGGATCGACGCTTACCTCGACTACTCCGGTCACTCCGAGTCCCCGGAGGTCTTCCATTTCTGGACCGCGGTGAGTGTCATTGCTGGGGCTCTCCGTCGTCGGGTCTGGATTAATCAAGCGTACTTTGACTGGACGCCCAACCACTACATCATCTTCGTCGCCCCTCCAGGCATCGTCTCCAAATCCACCACTGCCAACATAGGCATGCGCCTCCTCCGCCAAATAGACGACGTCGTCTTCGGCCCGGACAGCATGACCTGGCAGGCCCTCACGGAGAGTCTCTCCCAGTCCACAAGAGAGGTTCTCATCGGCCAGGACTTCTACTCCATGTCCTGCGTGACGATCGTCTCCAGCGAGTTCGGGACATTCCTCGACCCCAGCGACCGCGCGATGGTGGATGTGCTCGTGTCCCTCTGGGACGGTCAGGTGGGAACCTGGGAACGCAGAACAAAAACCCAGGGGGCCGACCTGATCGTCAACCCCTGGCTCAACATCATCGCCTGCACAACCCCCAAGTGGATCGCCGGGAACTTCCCCGAGTATATGATCGGCGGAGGCTTCACATCCCGCTGCGTATTCGTCTACGGCGAGGAAAAGCGACACCTCGTCGCTTATCCTGCCATGAACATTCCCAAGAACTTCGCCTCCCGCGAGGCGGACCTCGTCCACGATCTGGAGATCATCTCCCAGCTCGCGGGCCCGGTTACTATGACGCAGGAGGCTGTCGAGTGGGGCACGCAGTGGTACACCGACCACTATGCCTCCACAAAATCCATGCCCCTGGAAGAGTCCAAGTGGGGTGGTTACTGGGCTCGCAAGCAGACCCACATTCACAAGCTCGCGATGGTGCTCAGCGCGGCGGAGGACGATAGCCTCATCATCCAGCGGCACCACCTCGCCGATGCCGCCGCCATTGTCACGCAGCTCGAGGGGAACCTCCCCCGCATATTCGAACTGGTCGGCCAGTCCTCCGACGCCCGCATCGCGGAGGCTGTGAGGGAGGTCGTTTCCTCTAACTTCGCCATCGACAAGGCTGCGCTCTTCCGCCGCCTGTCAAAGACCTACAGCCCTCGTGAGGTGGAAGACGCCTTGACCTCCTCCATCCGCGCGGGCCTGATCGGCGTCAGGCAGATGAGCAACCGAGTCCTCTTAATGGATTTGGAGAAGGAACTGTACAACGTAGCTGCGCAGAGTCAGTATGCTGGCGTGAACCCCTCGGCCACTTCCGAGTAGAGCCTCCGGTATTTCTTCTCTGGCGCTTGGCCCTCTTCCCCAAGCCTCTGCCGTTGCAGGCTCGCCTTCAGCCCCTTCCTCAACTGCGTCGCGCTGATCTTCATCTCAGGATACGGCACGCTGTCGTTGAAGCCCCGAATACCCTCCATCACATCCGCCATCGCCTCCCTGTCCACGGCCTGTCCCGGCTCCTTCACCTTGTACAGATGATAGAACTGTCCGACAACAACCTCCCGCCTCCCCTTCCAGTACTTCGCCGCCTCCTTCTGCGCCCAACGCATTTCGCTCTCGGCAGCGATCTCCGCAGGACGGAAGCCGGCTGCCTGCGCGAGGTGCGTCACAACGTCAAGGGGGTCACCCCAGTCAATCTCAACCTGCATCTCCCCGGCCCGGCCGCGCTCGCCGCCCTCTCGCACTCTCCGATAGGTCCGATAGACATCTCGGACGACGGTAGGCATCGCCTGCTCGAAGTCCCTTTCCTCCCCACTAGACACCGCCTTCGCCCAGTTCAGCGGGATACTGAACAGCGCGCCGAGTGCCTCCGACTGGACCCGTAGTGCGCTGTCTCTGATGTCCCCCCCTGGCATCATCGCCGCCGTGAGCGGCTCCACCGTGGGCACCACCCGCCCATGGCTCATGCTCCCGCTCAGATCCCAGGGCGTTGCGACCCTCGCCAGTCCGTGCATCAACAGCTCCGGGTTCATCTCCAGCTCCTGCACATACTCCCTCACGCAGTCCCGGATGTCCCCAGTCTTACAGAGTTCCCCCTGCGTCGCGGCGTTCAGGATGTCCAGCAAGTCCTCCGCGAACGGTAGGCCCAGTGCCCCCGCGATCGCCAACTGAAGCCCAAGGAACCTCCACTTCCCCGGATCCCTGATAGCAAAGTAGTTCATGATCTGCGAGTACATCTTGAACAGGAAGATGGCGCTCTTCTTCCCCCGCATCAGCTCCGGCCTCGCCCAGCGAGCATACTCCCCTTGCGTCATCTCGGTCGCTGACCTACCCGCCGTGTAGGCGAGGCTGTACGCCTCCTTCCCCTCCGGCGTTCCTACCAGCTCCTGCATCCTTTTCGCTATCTCCCTCTCCGTCGCGCCCTCCATCCCCAGCAGCTTCCTCAGCTCCAGCATATACGCCGCCCGGAAGGTCACCAGCCTATTCACCTCCTCTCCCTTCTGGAACAAATAGCTGGAGTAATACCCCACCCTCCGAATCATACTCGCCGCGTCCTGCGACTTCAGGAACCTTCCGGGCAAGAGGCGTTGCAGGTTGCTCCCCTCCGCGAGGCCCGCCAGCTCGGTAAAGAGGCTCTGGTTCAGGATACCAGCCTCCATACCCTCCCTCAGCGCATTCTCCAGGTGAACGCCGATATCCTCTCCCTTGCCCTTCATCATCTGCCGGATCATGCTGTAGCCCTTGGCCATCTCCGCCACAGCCCGCCCATCCCCATATCTCGTAGCGAGCCAGGGATAGGTCGTAAAGATTGGCTGCATGACCTGCACGACGGCCGCCCTCGGCACAGCCCCCAGATACCACAGGAACCCCGCCGCGCGTAGGTTGGCCAGGTCATTCCCTGGGTTGAGCATATCCCTCTGCGACCTGCGGAGGTAGTTCAACAAGTCCGACAGCTTATTCCCCTCTTGGGCCATCGCAGGGTCTTCACTCACCGCCATTTCCTTCCGATACCTGTCCAGCTCCTTCAGCGCGTCGTCCATCTCACCCCTATGCTCCGCCCGCGCGATGTGGCCGGCGAGGCTCTGCCCCAACGCGGCCATGGCTCGCAGCCCATCATCCGTAAAGCCTCTCGTTCCCTTCCTTCGCAGGAGCCGTTGCTTGAAGGCATTCTCCGGGGTAAAGTGCAGCATAACTGTCCGCAGCGCGTTCAGCTGATCCTGCAGCATCTTCAACGTGTCGGCATCTACCGTTTCATCTCCTGTGAGGTAGCTCTGCGCCGCACCCATGATCTCCCCCTCGATCGCTCGAAGGACAGTAGGCGGCAGGCCCATGAAGCTGTAGATACTCTCATCCACGCGGTCAGCAGCCACTGTTACCTTCCCGCCGTGGGCCTTGAGCAGCTCTGCCTTCCGCTTCCGCTGTTCGCCCTTGGTTTCGAACAGCTCAAACAGCATTGTGTCTCCTTTCCTGAACCCCCTGCCCATAAAGTTCAGATCCTCCGTGGCCTTCACATGGACGGCATAGGTCCCAAACCTTGCGAGGGGCCAGTAGTCTCTATTCCTCATCTTCGCGAAGTCCTTCGCGCTCTCCTTCAGCGCCTCATCCCTCGCTTTTATCATCTCCTGCCGTGAGACAATGCTCTTCTCCTGCGCGATCCGTTCGTTCCAGAGCCCATTGATCCTCACCTCAGCAAGCTGCTCCAGCTTCGCCAGCGCATCGTTGAGCATCTCCCGGCCGGACTGCCAGAGCCCCATCAGCCCGTCGTCCAGCCCCCCGACCTTCCTCGCCTCCGCAGCCAGTTCATCCGGCGTTAGCTTCCGCTGGAGTTCGTCACTCAGCACCGTCACCTCATTCGCGAACCTCCAAAGCTTCGACAGATCTTCCTTGCCGTAGCCGCTCCTGCGGACCTGGTCCACCCAGCCATCCCACTTCGAGGTCAAGATACCCTTCGTTCCCCACCAGCGCCGAGCAGCATCCACAAAAGGCCTGACGCCTGGGACGGTCCAATTCTCCCGCTCCACCTGCGGCAGGGTCAACAGCGCTTTCATGAACCAGTTGAATCGGGACTGGTTCTTCCCCAGGGAGCCTGCATCAAGCTTGGTCCCAAAGACCCGGTTGAGGGATTCAAAGACCTTCGAGGGCGTCGGCCTTATAGGGGCAGTAACATCCCCCTCCGCCTCATCCGTCACCGTCAGCGCCACCGCACTTTCATGCATCAGCGGCGTCGGCGCTACCTTCTGTGCATCAACGAACTGCGCCTCCATCCCTCGCAGCTCATTCACCGCGGCGAGGCTATCCAACCACATCTCAATCGTCGTGCCTTGCTTGAAGTATTTCTGTTTCAGCTCCCTGAATAGCCTCTTCACTGCCGCACCGAGGTTCATCCAGAACCCCCGGGTCTCGGGTGACAGCTGCCCAGTATCAATCTTATGCTTAATGATCCCTGATACACGCCTCGCGAAGAACTCCCTAAACGACAGCCAATACCTAGGATCCCTATCCTGCGCAAGGACCGTAAGTTCGTGCGGGAGATACTTCCTCGCCTCCGCGTACATGAAGTCGCTTGTCCGTATCACATCGCCGAACGTCTTATCCTTCATCTCCGCCAGCCAGCTTTCATACTCCTGCAGCAGGGCCCGCTTGATATGGGCTGGAGCCTTCTCGAAGTGAAAAGCGTGGAGGTAGTGCCCAAACTCGTGGGCCGTTGTTCCGAGGAGCCTAACCTTCCCAATAGCAGCAATCTTCCCAGTCTCAAAGAATGGGGTCCTTGGCCCAGGAACTCCAGCCTCTGCGAGGGCCTTGCGTTGTTCGCTGTTCAGCGCCATGTCCCCATAGCGCACTTGGTCGGTCCCGATGGTCAGGACTGAAGTGCCATTGCCTACTGTAGTATGCTTCCCCCCGTAGCTCGCCGGGTCAAACCTAACAACCAGCTTCCCGTCCGGCGTGTACTTCTTAAACATATCTCGCACCAGCGGGAGGACGGAGTTATACATCCGCTCTTCCCACCGAGCTCGGTATATATCCGCCTCCGTGATCTGCTCCCCAACGGAGGACTTATACTTCAGCTTATCTCGCGCTTGCCATACTCCAGAGGTCGCGATCGTTCCGGGGGCCAGCTCCGTTGTCAACCCCCGGATCGGAATCTGTGGAACGAGCCCCCCATCAGCGTCTGTGGCATCTAGGACCGAGTCGAGAACTTCATTGTTGAGGATCTTCACGCCCAAATCAGGCGCGGAGGTTCTTGTATACCAGTCCAGCCCAAATGCCCCAGACTCAACCACCGTGCCTGGATCCCTTGCCTGCAGCCCGGCGTCCAGCTGCGCAATCCAGTCCTTCGTCTGCGCGATCTGCTCCTCGATAGCCTGCTGTGCCCCCGGGAGATTGGAGACAGGGGTAGAGTCGATCGCGGCCTGTCGTCCCTCAGGGGTGGTAAGATCAGTAGCCAGCGCAGATGGGGGGGCCGACGGCGTCTGCGGCAGCACCGCAGGAGGAGCAGGTCCCACGCCTGCTAGCGGGGGCTCAACTACTGGCGCCCCGGGAGGCTCTACTGCTGGAGCCCCCGGTGGCTGAATCTCCCCTGTATCGAGGCCGGTTCGCAGGTCCGCGAACTGGTCCACCGAGGCATTGATGGCGGCGGGACCAGTTGACATAACTCCACCGCCAACTGCGCCTAGCGCACCAGCGAAGGCGGCGTTCTCCGCGACCTCCCTTCCGGTAATCGGAACCGCAGTCTCGAGGCGAGTAGACAGATCCTCTGGGATCTGCTGCAGACCTTCTGTGACGCCCTCCGCGATGGCGGCCTTGCCTGTACCCTTCGCGACAGTGAGGATGAAGTCAATCAGCCCCTCACTCGCCCCAGCTCCTTTCGCCGCTCCGAGGATCTTATCCAGCCCATAGCGATCAAGGGCGGTAATAACGGTCGAGGCCGGAACCTGCGCTGCGAGGTCGAGCGCGGAGGCGCCAGCCCTGCCCTCGTTCTTAGCTCTCTCTGTGGCAAGTCGGTCTGCCTGCTGCAGCGTGTAGAACAGGGCCCCAAGCGGGTGCCGCATCATCAACATGTCTGGGACAGAATGCAGGGCCTGCTGGGCGCCCTCCTTCAAGACACCAGCTGCAATACCGCCAAAGTCTCCTTCTTCCCAGTCTTGCTTCAGCCCCTCAAGGGAGTAATAGCTCTTAACTGGCACCTCGGCGGCGGCCCCCTTAACCTCCGCGGCGTACTCCTGCATAGTGGAGGCGGCCTTGGGGCCAAGCACCCTCGGAGTAAAATACGAAGCTCCTGATAGAGTGTTCCCAAGGATCTGCGCTCCACGGCGCATAATCCCCTTTCCTATGTTCTCGAGGAAGCCGGTGGCCTCAGTGTCGTCCGGCACCCCTGACCCGGCGGGCCTTAGGTCTGCGAACGGATCGGGGGGCCGCAGGTCAGCAAAAGCATCCACCTAGAAACCTCCAGTGCGCTCTGCCTTCAGCTTGGCGTAGTTCTCTGGTGTGATCTTCAGCATGGTGCCGTCAATGAGGGGCACCGCGTCTCCTACGCCGACTGTCCCTTTCTGAACCGCCTCAGCCAGCGTCAGCCGATCATAGCCTCTCGGCCTGTCGGCAGTCGGAGCGGAGGTCGCAACTGGGGTAGAAGCCGCCGCCGGAGCTGTGGGAGCCGCGGTCTGCGCAGGCCCCCCGCGCCTCGGCGTCTTCAGCCTATTAAGCTCCTCCAGGTCCTCCCTACTCAGCTCCTTCCCCATAAGATGCAAGTCATCCTGCCGCCTCTCAAGATCGGCGAGCCTGTCTTGGTCAAGCTTCGCGGCATAGGGTGATTCCGCCCCGCCGACGTACTGACTGGGCGTCAGCCCATACATCTTCTTCTGCACCGCGGCCATGCAGCTTTGGGGGGTAGAGCCTGGGATCTGTAGGCACTGCTCGTACATAGCCTTCGCCTGATCGGTGCTCATAGAAGCGTCGCCGGCACCAGCGCCCCCTCCTCCACCACCGCCCCCTCTAGCCATCCTCTCATAGTTCCTCGCCTGCATCTCCCAGAGCTTCTCCCTCGCCCCCAGCTCCCGTTCCTCCAACCCCAGCCTCCGGTCCTCCCTGCCCTCCTTCCGGAGGAGTGCCTCCTCCCCAAGGCCCTGTTGACGCTGTTTCTCCCTGATAGCTCCTGCCCTTCCCATCGCGCCGAAGCCCTCAGAGATAGCCTCCGGGCCAGTCCGGCCACTGCCTAGCGCAGTCCCCATCTGCAGCAGCGCAACGGCGATCTCGGGCTGCTTAACCAGCTCGCCAAGCGCGCTCGTCCAGCCCTGCACCCGTTGCTGGTATTCCTCCTGCGACGCTGGGGGTCCCATACCCTGTGGCTGTTCCTGCACCGGCTGCCCAGTCAGCGCACCCGCGAGCTGGCCACTGGGTGCAGAGGGTTGCTGGAAGCTCTGCAACTCCGCAAACGGATTCATATCTGTCATCGCCTCATCCCCTGGAGTAGCATACCCAGCGAGGGCACCTGCGGCCCTCGCGGCCCGCCCGCCTGCATCTGCAGCTTCGCCGAGTTGTTTGCTGCGCCGGCCTGCCCGCCGGGCACGACCGGAGGATTAACATAGTGCCGGCTCATCGCCGCCTTCTGCATATCCATTCTGTCATCACCGTAGCCCTTCAGCGCGCCCATCATCTGCATGAGCTGCTGGAAGCTGCCAGGCCTCGGCGGCGCAGCCTGCATTGCTAGCTGCTGGGCAACGGCCGAGAAGCGCTGGGCCGCGTCAGCTCCAAGGTCCGAGCCAACACCCCAGTCATCGAAGTAGAGATCTTCTGCCATGTTGGCCTCCTAGCTGAACAGACTGAACAGAGCCATTGCTGCGGCGGCCCAGGGAGCCGCCTCGATCAACGCTACACCGCCGACGCTCGCTGTCGAACTGGCCAGTGCACCATACGTCCCCAGGCCCGTCATCGCGGCCCCCGCGACCTTGCCCAGCGTACTGGTCTGCCCAGTATCCCCCTCCGTCGTGGAGGAAGAGCTACCACCGTAGGTCCCCCTAACCATGTTCGCGTAGTCTTCCAGCCTCGCCTGCGGCAACGCCTGTTCATAATTCCACCGAGCCACAGCATCATCAATCTGCGCTTGCTGCATAGCTTGGTTCTGCGCGCCCACACTATCCAGCATCTGCATAGGCAACGTGCCAGACTGTACCATCGTCGGGTTCAGCGCGGTCGCTCGCTGCATCGTCTGCAGCCCGGTGTTGTAGGCTCCAAGGTTGGTCTCCGCGAGCATCTTCGCCAGGGCGTCGGCGTTGTTGGAAATGGCATTGCTGACGCCCATATCTGCCTGCTGGAGGTAGTTCCCCAGCGTACTCGCAGAGGTGTCGTAGGACTGCTGAAAGGCGTTGGCGAAGTTCGTGCCGTAGTCGGTCAGCTGCTTCGTCGCATCCGACAGCGCAAGGCCCTGTGCGACCCCCTGCCTGCTGCCCCCATACTGCCCCGCGGCCACCGCTCCAGAGTCGATCGCAGGAATCCAGTTCCTCTGCAGCTGATTCGCGATGTCATCGCGCGTGGTCTCGTAGCTACGCTGGTAGTCCTCCAGCGTGTCCCCCATCGTCCTGCCGAATCGGTCGATGTTCTGCGTGCCGGCGAGGCTATAGGCCCCAACCTGCTGCAGACCGGCGGTCGTCAAGTCCTGCGCTGCGGCGTCGTTCATTGCTTGGACGTACTGGTTGTTCGCCACGTCCAGCATGTTGTTGGGGTCGAGCATGTAGGCCTGCGCCTCCAGGCCTCTGTTCGTCAGATCCGTCGCCCCGTTCAGCGCATAGTTCTTCAGCCACTGCTGCGCTTGCAGCTGGTCTGCGTTGAAGGGCGCGACCGTCTGTCCAGGATAGTACGACTGCGGCTGGTTGTAGTACAGGTCCTGCGCCTGCGCGAAGAGGTCCTGCAGGTAGGGCTGCTGCCCAGACCAAGGGTCGGCCTGCTGTACTGTGGTCGTCTGGCTTCCGCCACTATCTTTGCCCATGGTAGCCTCCTCGCATCACACGAATGCGTTTCCGAGCCAGTTCATCGCAGGCTGCTGCTGCTGCGCCACAGGCATAGCCGCCGGACTGGCTGTCGGCGTTGGGAGCTTGTATGGCGTTGGGGCAACTGTCGTCGCCTGCGCCGAGGGCAGCGCGGCCCGGTTCTCCTGCTGCCCAAACAGCAGATAGTGCTGATAGGGGCTGGTGAACTGCCCAGCGGCCACTGCCGCAGCGACATCCGGGTTCTGCGCGAGGTAGAAGTTCGGATCGAAGGCGGCAGGCGGTGATGGCACAAACGGCCCACCTGCGGTGGAGGGCAGGGGAGTCCTCGCCTCAGCCTGGCCGAACTGCTGATAGTGCGCGAGCCCACTGGGGAACTGCCCCATCGCTACGGCCCGCGCGACGTCAGGGTTTGTCTGGAGATAAAAACGCTCATCGAAGCCAGAAGGGGTTGTCGTCCCGGTCAACGAGGCCCCAAGGCCGGCGCTGTTTGCCGGGCCGGTGGGAAGCGGTTGCCCGGGCTGCCCCGGAACAGTCTTACCACCAGGAGCGGCGCCTCCAACTCCCTTACCCCCACCAACTGGAGCACCACCCTGCGCCGGATATCCTCCTCCGGTCCTTAGCCCCATCATCCGCTGCTGCCGGTTCAATAGGCCCTGCGGGACGTTCCCCCCATTCGCCCGCATCTGCTGGATCCTGTCGTTGATCTTGCCCAGTTGCTCGGCCTTGTAGACGTCGGGACCACTGCGCTCCAGCGCCCGCGCAGGCATCACCGGCTGCGGAGTCGCATTCTGTTGCGTCCCCGCCGCCATTTGATACCCCGGCAGCCTCGCACTCGGCGACAACGCAGTCTGCGAGGTCATCTGCTGATAAACCGGCGTCGTGTTGTTGCCGAAGAAGCTAGTCGGCTGGGGCTTCAACCCAGTGAGGTAGTTTGATAGCGCCTGCCCAGAACCAGCGGGGGCCGAGCCAGAGGTCTTACCCATTGTAAATCTCCTTCACGACTGTAGTGTATTTCGGCCGGTAATCCAGCCCCCGTAAGGCGCGTGCCCAGCCAGCCCGACCGCAGATCTCAATCCCGTTCGCGCCGATAGCCTTCGCACCCTTCACCAGCATTTCATCAACCTCTCCCACCCACTGGTCCAGCCCTTCGCCTCCTGCAAACACCACCCTCAGGGCTCTCCGTCTCGTGTAATCTACCACCTGCGTGACGAGAGCTGCAAGGATTTTTTCCTCATCCAGTGCGACAAGCATCTGCATGTTGCCGCTCTGGAGATGCTCCCAGACGTCTCCGAGGTTCATCTCCCCCCAGCCCTCATCAAGGGCCAGTTGGATAAGCCCCGACACGCGGGGCCAGACAAGGGCGAGCAGTTCCCCAGTGGGGTGAATGACCATCAGTACATCCCGATGGGCACAAGGTCCAGCTCATAAGCTGACAGCCGCCAGCGCTCAGAGCCGGCGCTGGTGAAGGAGACAGCAAACAGTTCGCCGGAGATCGTTAGATCCAGCTTGATGTTCGCGCCGATGGTGAAGGTCTGCGGGCTGCCCCAGTCCACGATGTCCATCAGCGGGCTCTCGGAGCCCACCGTCACAGAGACCGAGCCTTGCCCCCCGAGGCGGGGGTACATCTCTCGCACGAGGGATTGCCCGCCACCATCCGCCACACGCAGGCCCGTGCGTGTCAGTGTCGAGGTGAAGGCTGTCCCATCCGCGCTCGTACCCTCATCCATCGCGTAGAAGTCCACTCCAACAGCCACCGGCGTGTCGGCGTTGGGGTCGTAGGATTGGAAGTCCCAGCTCAAGGACTTGTCAGCATCCCAGCTGTAGGAGCTGCCCGACGCAGGCCAGGAGTCCAGCTCCTGCCTCTCAGCATAGATCTGCAGGCTCATGAACCGGCAAGCGGGGATGTCTCGCGTAGACCACGCGCCGGTCTTGTAGTTGTACACGTGGGCCTTAGTGACCTGCGTGCCGTTTACTGGCACATAGCAGATCCAGACCTCTTCGAACTCCCGGCTGTGTACAAGAAAGCAGGAGGACAGCATCGTCTGCTCAATCCCCCGGAAGAACGCATCGGCCTCCTTCCCATCGAGGATATTTGTGACCTGCTGCCCGTCGTGCATGTAGACTACGCCATCACCCAGGACAACGTGCGCCCCGCCTATATCCACCACGCAGTCCTGCGCGAGGATCCCGTGCGTGTGGGAGAACTTATCCACGCGGAACTGGAACTGGCCTCCCGTGTAGGACATGATCCAGATCGAGTCCTGCTTGTAGACGACAAAGACGTCCCGGAGGGACAGCCCATCGACGACGTAGCCTCTCGTATCAGCGATGTCTACCCGGCCGCTGAGCGTCGTCGGGTCGCTATAGTCCCAGGACGGCGGTATAGTGCCTGGGTCCGCTGGGTCGCTCCAGTGGACAAGATAAGGGTACTCTGTCGCGTTCTCCTTAATCCCAAGGGCGATGAGAAAGTTCCGATAGGCCCGAATGACCTTCGCACGATAGGCGTGGCTCGACCCGTCGTAGTTGTCCCAGGTCTGGGTGCTTTTGTAGGTCAGGCCCGCGCAGTCCGATGCGACGTTCCCTCCCCAATACTGCGGGCATTCGTCGTAGTTGTTGAGGATAAAGACCCCATTGAACACGCAGCCATTCCACTTGTAGCTCGCGTCATAGTCTCCACTGGCCCACGTGATCTCTGTCTCGGTCGTGCCATCGTAGGCGAAGATAGCCTCGGCCTCTCCATCGTCGTCAGTGTCAGCCGGATAGACCATCCACCAGGTCGTGCCAATGGCCATGCCGAGGAGATAATGGGCCTCGCCGGAGGGGGTGAAGAAGCTCTCATATCCCCCAACGGGCTCGGCGAAGTTCCTTCGAAAGCGGACATTGTGGGCGGTATTCCAGGCGGCGTGTGTAACCTCCGGCCTGTCGAGGTCGGTCACGAGCCCCAACGACCCAACATTGTCGATCTTCAGTCTCACAACACCCTCTCCAGCTCCGCGAGCGAGAGGCTATTATTCGCCAGGGCGTTGGCGACTTCAGCCCTGGCCTCGGCGGCGAGCTGCTCGTTGACGAGGTGGAATAAGAGGCCCCCAATGGTGGCAGGATCGCCCGCCTTTAGTGCAGTTAGAATGTGGTCCTTTTCCGCCGGCGTCGCACCCCCCACAGCCGCCACCAACTGCCCCCACGTCAGATCCCTCCGCATCTTCGCCTGCACCCTCCGCGCGAGCTTCGCGGCGATTTCCTCTTTCGTCAGAGCCATCAGAAGTCTCCTCCGAGGAAGATAGACTGAGCCAGGTCGATGTCGGCCTCCAGATGCCAGAAGGCATAGTCCACATCCCGGCCCGTAGATGTCACCGCCTGCGCTTCATAGTAGGTCGCGAACGGGAGGGCCTTGGTATAGGTTGCAAGGCACCAGGCCGTAGACGTCGAGTTCGTCTCCGCGGCGACAGAGTAGCCTGTCGGAGCAGACAAGTTCGCCGCAACGTCGGCGATCAACCCCGTGAATACACCAAGGTTACCCTCTCGGCTAATGGCGATAGCGCCATCCTCCGCATTGCTTGGGATCCCGCCGTCGTTGTCTGTGTTTCCTCCCCTACCAGCATAGTCATCGACCAAGCTCCCACCACCAACCTCCAACAAGTGCATTATCATCTCGTTGGGAGTGTCTACTGGCGCGAAGGTGTCCTTCACCCAGGTCACCGAGGCGTTGACACTACCAGCGGTTGCATTAGCCTTCCACCAAGCCCCGATGATATTGTTTCCTACGCTCATGTCCCCCACTGTCGGCTCTAGCGCTGCCCAGCCGCTCGGCCCCGTGAGACTGCCAGGATCGTAGTTCAGCTCTGCCGCGACAACGCAGATCAACAGCGTGTCGGCCGCGGCAGTAATATTGCCAGTCACCGTGGCACTGCCGGTGGACGACGAGACTGCTATCTCTGCAAGGTTCATGACAGGTTGTAGTTCTGTGCAGCACTTCCAAAGTAGGTAGTGCCGTTGTAGTAGAACACGTAGATGTCCACGCGGCTCAGTGCACTGGTCATCGTCGGCGTGGAGGACCCTGGCCATTCGACTCCCACGGGCCACGTCAACGTCTTCGCTGCACTTGCATTCTGCACGACCTCCAGCACCAGGCCGCTCGTCGGGCCCGGCGGTGCAGTGAACGCAAAGGTCGTATTCTCCGTCAGCGTGATCTTCTGCTTCAGGCCGTTGTTCCAGTTCACCGCCGCAGTGCCGCTGGAGCTGGTGACGGTCACCACTCCCTCGAAGGTTGCAGTCTTCAACCCCCCGAGGTCATTGTTCGCGAAGTCAACGTCGCCCGCCATCTCTCCCCCGGCGAGCGGCAATGGAGCCACATTCAGCTCCGTGTGCGTGCGGGTGACGGCCCCTGTGACATTCGGAAAGGTGGACTTTATCGTGGACTTGATGAGTCTCAGATGGTCATTCCCCTCGTGCAGCGTCCCAACCTCATCTTCCGCAGGGTAGGACGCATTCAACCCACTGATATACGTGGCCGTCTCGACAGTCATTTTCCACCCCTCAAATGTTTGCCACTCCGCCAAGGCCCGGCAGCGCCACCACAATTCTCACATCTACCCCCGTCAGCACCGGTTCCCCATCCTTCCACTCAATGCGGAACTCGTGGCCGTCAGTAGTCCGGAGGATGAGCTTCGACCCGTCAGTCAAGGCCGCCTCCAGCACTTTTCCAGCCATATGCGCAGTAATGTTCATGCGATTCGCAGGATAGCGTTCGACGCGTCGGCCGTCGGGAACTGCACTGTAAACGTACCAGAGGAGACTGTCTTGTCACTCCCGAAGGCAAGAGAGCAAACCGCTGGATCGCCCGAGGCAGTGTTGTTGTAGATCAGCGCCCCGTTCGCCGTGAAGCTCGCAGACGTCCAGCTCTCATCATCGAAGTCAGTATAGGCCGTTGTGCCACTAGACGTAGGCGTGACCTGCGTGAGAACATTCCCCGCGGCGGTGTACCCGGTCCCAGAGATCTCGTTGGTTGCGCTATAGGCAGTCGTCGAAGCCCCAAGGGTAGCGCTCGAGGTATAGAGCGCCATCTTGAACTCGTGCCCAGTCGAGGCAGTAAAATCATGAATAGCCTTAAGGATCTCCACCTTAAAGCTGGTGCACATCGCAGTAGAAATTGCCATCTAAACCTCCTGCCAGGTGGAGACCACCCCACTGACGCTCGTCCAAGTATTAGCAGCTGGGGCGACAGATGTCCAGAGGCCTCCAACTAGGTCTCCGGAGACTGTTACCGTCCCAATTTCGCCCACCGCAGATATGCCCTCAGGGGCCATTACATAGTCCCAGAGCAGGCTCAGCTCTCCGACCCCGCCGGTGCCCACCACCCCCACAACGTCCGCGTACGTAACGCTGGCGGAGGTTACAGTAACGCTCCCAATCGCGCCAGTAGCCGAGACACCAGTGACGGCCAGAAGGTAGTCGAACAGAACAGAGGCGGACCCAACCGCCCCAATCACCTCTACCCCGGTCACCTGCGTGGTAGAGCTGAAAGTTACACTGACCGCGCCAACTGCGCCAGTAGCCCCTACACCGGTAATCGGCACGTCTTGGCCGCCGGTGTTGTTGTCTATGTCTACATTTATAGTCGGCCCGTCATTAGCGTGGCCAGTAGCAGATACGCCAGTGACAGTAGCTACAGTCGAAGCGGCTGCGACAACCGTACCGAGACTGCCTGCCGCAGATACCCCAGTGACAGTAACGGTAGGACTGAGGGCTGTAGAGGCATCCCCGACTGCGCCAGCCGCCGAGACGCCTGTTACGGTGACCGTCGTCCCGCCCGCAGCGGACGAGGTGCCGATCAGCAGTGGGCGGAGGATGCGGGGCATTTAGACGGGAGAAATAATCTGGTAGGGGTCTAAAGAGAGGCTCGACATCCAGGCGCCAGACAATGGAACATCGAATATCATGGCGAACTCGGCTGTTCCGATGGGCGATTCTCCGATAGACGCAGCGCTCTTGCCCAGAAGAGTAAGCCCGTCAAAGGTTGTTGGCTCAGTTGAATATTCTTCCGTGTTTGTTCTGTCCGAAGATGAACTGAAATAGGCCCCATTTTTATACCATAACGGCGAGTTTGATAAGCCATTCCTGGTTACTCCGTAAACTATAAATTTACCAGTTTCGTAAAATCCATCGGACGATTCCGCTATATAGGCTATCGTCCCGCTGCCGGCAGTCGTCACATATAATGTTGTTACCGATGCAGAATATTGCAGCCCAACAGCGAGATGTTGGTATGGTTGATTCCATGTCGCTTCGGTATCAAAGGCGATTGACACTAACGAATTATATCGAGTGACAGTATTTAGCTCCGCGCCGGCGATGACCGTGAATTTTCCTTGTAGTTCTTTTTTATAAGCCCTATTAGAAATTACCCAATTCCACCCAGACGTGCTATCGGGAGTCGATACGGCTAACCCTCTAACACCGCGCAGCAAGGCGGTCGTCTGCAAAGGGGTTCCTTTACCGCCACTGACAATCTCATCTCTGCCCGGAATGCAAAAAGCGACTATATTTTTCGCGAGCGGGTGGTTGTTATCTATGCGAACAGGCCCCAGCGGCTGCATCCTCGGCACCAACAGCCTCGGCTCGCGCAGCATCACCTCATCGACGGCCGCAATCGCCACGATTACGCCTCGTCCGCCATGTACGAGTGCGGCCGCCAGGAAACAGTATTGCCGCTGGCTGCCAACGCCACATTGGCGCGACTGCGAACAGCAGGCTTCCACTTTCCTTGTGGCAGGCTTACTCCCCGCAGTACTGCGCGCTGCGTTGCAGTTGTACCAGTTGTGGGGACGAAGCCAACGAAATATGGCGTATTTTCCTGCTCGTCCGATGTGCCGGTCGTCCACGTCGGATAGTTGGTGCCGTCCAGCGTCGGTACGACGTACAGCTCAATGCCACTGTCAGTGCCAGTAAAGGCAGCCGAGGCGAGGTAGACCTCGAAATCGGCAAGGGCGTACTTGTTGGTGCTGTTGTCGATCTCGGTGCCGAGAGCCGACCAGCCGTTGTCCGCTAGCGAATTCAGCTCCGTCGTCAGGCACGTTGCCGCGCTGGCCAGATAGCCACTGAGTTTGGTTGTTGCATCAGCCATAGGTCACCTCACGCGGCCAGGGCGCGGACAATGTCATCCGCAGAAAGCATGCCTTCCCAGCCAAGCGTTGCTGGGGTCGCCGTCGTCCCGGTACCCGTCGAGAACAGCTTCTCGGCCTTCGTGGCCGTCCGCTTGGCGGCTGCAGTCAACTGAGTCCGCGTCGTGGTATTCGAGGCCCAGCAGTCCATAAGGCCCTGCCGCACGTTGGCGCTTCCCGCGTTGATGGCCGCGGTCATGGATTGAGTCAGCCACTCCCAGATACGCGCCTTGCCGGCAGTCAGTGCATCGACCTCGGTCCAGACGATCGCCTCTCGGTACATGTCAGGGGACAGATCGCTGCGCCAAACGATCCAGGCCGGGCTCGTCGGCTCATTGAGCCAGTTAGCCATCGCGCCCGTGGCGCCCTGGTTGCGATAGTTCACGAAGGTCGCGTCCGTCTCGGCATTGATCGCGGCCTTGAGCGTTGTCAGTTGAGCGGTCGTCAGCATTAGCACATCCTCACGATGATGGAGTCAGGCCACACGAGCGGCCACGGCGGCAGGCCGGGCGGCAGCGGCGGCCACCAAAGATGGGCGAGCAAAAGTGCGGCGGTCATTCGGCGAGCACCTCGCGGGCTCGCCGCATCACATCCCATCCAAGCATCCCGTAGGCATTTTTGATCTCGACGTCAGCCATGCGCCCGGCCGTTACAGCAAGTAACGATCCAAGCATCAGGCGCAGCCGCTCGATCTCCTCCGCCTGTAGCCGGATCGTCTCGTCCTTGGTCAGGGTGTCAGCGGTCACCGCGGCACCTCCGCTAGTTCGTGGACGACGGCTTCGCACTCCTCCACCGCCTGATGCAGCAGCACGTCGCGCAGCGCGAGCGCCCGATAGGTCTCGTCGCGCAGGCACTGCAGGTCAGCCGCCGGCACGGTCGGCAGGTCTGGCCGCGTCAGCGTCACAATTGGCTTGACGCATGCGCCAGGCGCTGCGCAGCCAGTCAGCGCGAGCATGACGAGGACGACGCAGACGATGATGATCAGCGTCCAGGCCGACTCGATGAGGCGCCAACCGTCCATCATGGCCCCCACCCCTGATCCTCGAACAGATCACGCTGCGTGCGCGCGGCCAGGTCCTCGCGGACGATCCGCGCCCGCTCGCGCAGCTCCGACTGCTTGGTGATGATCCGCAGCTGCGCCTTGCGCGCCGCCTGCAGCGCCGCTGACCGCGCCTCGGCCTTGCGTGCGTCCGCCCGGGCCACGCGCCACGCAGCCCACAGACCGCCCAGCGCCAGCAGGGTGATTCCAATCCCCAGGCCCCAGAGCTTGAGGCGCAGCGGCAAGGCGAGCAACCAAGTCATCTCACCAGTCTCCTGCCACGACGGCTACCACGAGCGAGAAAACGAGCCAGACGGCGAGGAACAGGCCCTCGCCGTCTTGCAGCACCGCCCACACTGCGAGCGGGTCCGGCATCGGCTACTTCTTCTTGGTCGCTACGCCCACCGTCGATCCCGGCTCCGCCGTCTCTGGCAGATCCAGGATAGGGCGCTC